CTGCATTAATTCTAAATATATCACCACTTGCTATTGCCTTACTTGCATCTAATGCTCCAACAAAAAGTATATTACCACTACTAGATGCGTCTGCAATAAACACATGAGTAATCGTATTGTTTGTTCCACCAGAAGCTGGAAACTCAATATTAGATGCGTTTATTGCTGTCTGCGTATCTGTAGAATCTGATCCTATTGTTGTCCAACTGGATGCGCCTACTTGCTGTCTTGCATAGTTTGTAAAGGTTGCTTCTGTTAAAGATCCAGTTTCTGCTGCACTCACTGCTGTTGCAAGTCCTACATAAATACTATCACCAGGTGATGAAAAACTAAGAGAGTTATTTTTAAAAATAAAATGTAATAATCTTCTCTCTAAGTAATTGGTTGCTGCATTTGCTGTTGCCATTTTTTACTCCTATGTCCTTTGCGCTCTTGGTAGTCCCTGTCTATAAGCATCTTCATTTTCTCTTGCTTCAGCAAGATCTTTTAGTCTTTGTAAATAAAAAACATAATTTTTTTCATATTGTGCGATAACATCTGGCTCACCTTTCATATAATAATACGCTTCTATTAAAGATCCGTAAAGTAGAGCAAATGGTGCATTTGTACTTAACCATGTTGTACCACTATCTGCACCAGCAGTAATACTTGCAGGTCTATAATAGTAGTGCAATTCAAGTGCGTAATTTGAGTTTGGTGTTGGAGCTACAATAAAATTGTCTGCATCAAACCTAGCATAATACTTTGGAACTCCAGTTGTTGTGGATAAAGGTGTGTATTCTCTTAAATAATTTACATCTTTTTGTAACAAAAATCCTTCTGAACCAGAAGTGGTAATTTGCAAAGAGAAAGATGCAAGATAATCAGTTGGCACTGTTAAAAACTGATCTGATGATGTAAACGCACTTGTAACATTTTTTCTAAAAATATCTAAATCAACACCTTTAAATATTTTTTCTTCTGCCGCTTTAATAAAGTTTGGCAGATTTGTTACAAAGCTAGTCTCACTGTTATCTGCATAATCTTGAATAGCTGTTTTTAATGTTGCAAGTGTAAAGCTCATTAGTTTGTAATTGATGTAGGACCTGCACTAGCAAATCCTCCACCACCTTTCTGTGTAAATGAAGCAGTTGTTCCTGCTGAAAACGAATAATTGTTCGTGTCTATATTTGTAATAGAGAATCCAGAAGCAGAGTTAATTGTTGAAGCAGATATACCACCAACACTTTGTGCATCTCTAAATCTTACTGTATCGCTTGTTGATCTGCCATGATTTGGCTCGTTTACTGTTACAGTTGCAGAACTAACTGTAGTAGAAAAAGCATTTAATGGCAATAAGTTAGGAACTGCTGTTTCAGTTCTGTCTGGTCTAGCATCTCTTATAGCCTCTAAATCTGTTCTTATCCTAGGTGGTGTTAGTTGTGGATGCTTTTCTTCATATTCATCATATCCAACTATACTGCCATTCCATTCTTTTCTCATATCTTTAATACGATAACGGAATCCAGATCTATCTGATATTCTGTAAGCATATTTACCCTGTGCAAAAGCCATTAACCCACCTTATAATATGATAATTGAGGAGTAACCTTAAATGCAGATCTATCTCTATCTTCTGCCATAGCTCGTTCAAATTCTTCTTCATATACAGTTTTTAACAACTGTATTCTATCAGGCGCACGTTTCATAGCAATGTAATAAGCTAAACCTGCTGTAAGACAAGGGTAAAACCTAAAAGGAACTTCCATCGTATTAATTTGTGTATCAGCATCTTGGATTCTTGTTAAAGCATCATAAACTATAACATCTGTGCTGTTTTCAGGGGTTGGATATATTTTTAAATTAGGTGTTATCTGCCTATCTAAAAAATATTGTGTAGGTCTACCAGTTGTTGTTTTAACAGGTATATTAGTAAATGTATCTCTTGATACTCTACTCATACTAAAGTCTGTGCCACTACGTCTAACGACAGCACTTAATATGTCAATGACATCAGTTCCCAAACTATAATCTGCATCATCTGCTGTTAGAGCTTGTGTTCTTTGCTCTATAGTCCATTGATTGAGACCACGATTTGCCCATTCTGCCAACATAATGTTCATAGAACGTCTAGCTGTTTGCAAATCGTAGCCCGTTTTAGCTTCTAAGCCACATCTCTCAAAAGCTTCTTCAATGTACTCAGCGACATCTAATTCAAAGTTTGTGGAACTTGAAAGAGCCATTAAGCTTTACCACCCTTTTTCATTTTCTTAGCCATGCCACCACCACGCATTTTTTTCGCCATGCCGCCGCCTCTCATCTTTTTTGCCATCCCTCCACCTCTCATTTTTTTAGTTTTGGATGCCATCATTTTTCTTGGACTCATTGCCATTTTAGTCTCCTATAGTAAGTTTCACGTTGTTTATAAATGTCTTCAACATCGTACTTATTATAATAATTATCATAATATCCAAGTTTCTTCAATTTATTTGCACTTTCTTGAAGTTTACTTAGTCTTTGTACGAATATTAAAGAATATTCCTCACTAACGATTTCGTCAAACGAACCATCGTCTATTAGCTCATTAACGTCATCATCAGGGTGGAATCCCATTAACCAAATATCTTTTTGGTCAAATTTGTTTTGATGAATCAATTCATTTAAATTTGTAAGGTTGTTATGAAATATTTCATTACTCTCGTAACACAAATCTATAACAATAATTAAATCTTTAGAGTCGTGAAATTTGTTTATTAAAGAGTAAACTATGTCATAATTATTCGTAGTCTTTAAAGCAAAACCAACTTTATTATTTTTCCAAGCAGCTTTTGCATAAGGACATGAAGGTAAATTATTGTAATTTTCATTAGGGATTTCTAAGGCATATTTAGACCAAGCTTTAATTTCGTCACAAATTTTTTGCTCTAAACTCATTTTTTCTTTCTTCGCCTTACTGCTTGAACTCTTCTTGGCTTACCTGCTGGTTGACCTAATCTTTTCTTTTGAGCTATACGTTTTCTTTTTTCAGAAGCTGACATCTCAGATCCAGTCTTTGGAGTTTTACTGGATATTCTTTTTGATGGTCTGCAATAAGGTGTTCCACGTTTTTCACCCTTTTGTCTTCCACAAGGCTTGCCAGTCCTTTGATCTTTCCAATCTTCTTTAAACCATCGTTTAAGAGCAAGACCAGCTTTTGTTTTACGAACAGCCATTATCTAAACTTTGTCACTTTTCTTCTATTGTTCATAACAACACCACAACCTCGTGCAATGTTTGGATTTTTTGTTTTTCTCTTACGAGTTCTTTTTGGCACAGAACCACCATTCTTTAGCTCAATTACACCACCTTCTGCTTTCTTTTTGGCTTTCTTTTTACCACCAGTTCCGTAATTAGCCGCTCCTACCTTTCGGCATTTTGCAATAGCTCCTGAAGCATAAGCTGATGGAAAAACTCTGTAACGAGCTTTTACTTTATGATAACAAGCGTCTTTAGGCATAATATCTTCCTTTCAATACTTTCCAACAGGTACACCAATATTTTCTCTTTTTACATTGAGGACAATCTTTTAATGGTTCACCTCTTGCTCTTAGAACTTCTCCTTTTTTTAGCGGCACAATGTGCTTTTTCAGAAAATCCTTTAGGTCTTCTGCAATTGATTTTCCTCTTCCTCGCATTACTCCACTTCCTTTTCTGGGGAGGTTTTGACACTTGACGTGACATTTGTGACCTGCCCATCACCATTAGAAAAACTTCTCAAGAACTGCTACTCCTATGATAACTCCATAAATACCCCATAAACGAGTATCTAGTTTGTTTAGTTTGTTGTTAATACCATCAAATCTAGCATTACATACAGACTCATGTTTTTCTAACATTTTTAATAATTCTTTACTTGTCATCTAACACTTCCATCTTCTTCTAGCCGCCTTTCCCCTCGGTCCTGTCCAACTTTTTGATCTAGCACAAAAAGATTTTCTTCTCTTTGCATCCTTACTGCCTGGTTTAACTTTTCCAGTAACAGCAGTTTTAAGCTTACTGCCTGGATTTTCACGTCTGTAACGTGCAACTCCAGCCTTAGTCATTCCCGCTCCACTCTTTGTGGAACGGAAATACTTTTTTGTTTTAGGAGGGTTTTTACTAGCCTTCCTAGCCATTAATAGCTCTTTCTAACCTGCATAATAACAGTGTAAGTGTCTGCTGAACTATGTCCTACAGTTGTAAACATAATGTCACCAGTCACTCCAGAACTAGCTGGATTTACTAAACCACCAAATGATGTGTAATCGTGATGTCCACTTTGATTTTCACCTAACTCAATACAAAAGTCATCTGTGGAGGCATCGAACAAAATTCTTACTTTCATTCCATTACACTGCCACCACATCTTTTCTATGGTGACTCTAGTACAAGCTTCACCACGAACATTTGTAGCTAATGCAGAGACATCTACTTTTTTAACTGCACTTTCACCAGATCCATCAGAGATATTAGTAAATTTAAAAACAGCAATTTGATTACCATCAACTAAGGTTTGAGAGGTAACTGCGTCTGCCATATAACTCTCCTATTATTGATCAGCGAAAGCTGGAGCAGTCGTTGATGTTACGTTTCCAAAAATTTGATAATTAGTTGTATCTATTCCAACAATGGTTACATCAAATCCAGCAGGGACATTCAATTGAATACTACTGTTTGAGTTACCATCAGAAAAAACTGAACTTACTTCATTACCATCAGTATCTAAAAATGTTACTCCACCAATGTAAAAGTTTGAGTTGCCTGGTGTAATGATTATAGCATCTGTTGCATCAGCAGCTCCACCAGCATAAACAAATCTAAATACAGACCCAGCTATTGGTGCAGGTAATGTGTATGTATTATCCTGTCCTCCATCTGGTACAAGTAAAATTCTACCACTATGAGTTGCATTTGTTAAAGTTACGTTACCATCAGATAAGCTAACGGGTGCGCCACCTAATGTTGTGACTTCTGTAATAGCACCAGTTGTTGCATTTTTACTGATAGTTTTGATTGTGCTTTCAGATCTAATTGGACCTGAGAATGTTGAATTAGCCATGTATATCTCCTTGTCTTGGCTATGTCGAAGTTAATTCTTCGTCAAGGTAATTTAAGTATATACAAAAAAAAGGGGTCTGAAAAGACCCCTTAATAAAAAACGAACAATTGTTCGCTTATGCGCCTGGTGATCCGAACACACATCTTGGATCTGAAAAACCAAAGGCATAACGCTCTCTAGCTTTGTATCTCATGTTACCAGTATCGAAATCAGCTTCCATACTTGTACTTAATGGTGTTCTCTCAAAATATTTAAAGCCATTAGGTGCATCTGTCTTAATGAAAAACGCATCTGTGTCTGTTAAGAAGTGGTTAATTGTATAACCCTCTGGTAACATACCCATGTTTTTAATTGCGTTTACATCATTATCAGAAGTACCAACTCTTAATGTTGACTCTAATAATCTGTCAGCTACAAACTGAAGTGCAGGAGGAATAATTAACTTAGTTCCTCTTAATGCTACAATCATGTTTCTTTCATCAACAAAATTAGAAATGTCAATTAGTGCATTTTCTAATGATGTTTCATTCAAGTCTGCTGCAGTTGATGGCTCATTTCTAAATGTACCACCACCACCTAGTGGGTGATCTGTAGCACAAAGCTCTTTACCATCACCACCAGTGAAGCTTGAATCGAAAGCATTGTTTAATGTAGCAGCAGCTTTTACCTG